ATCACACCATCTTTAACAACAAACTGTTCTGTAGATGTGCTGGATACGTCAATACTAAATTCTATTTGATTGTTGCCATCATCAACAACAACTTTGTTAAGAGGAGTAGCTACACCGGGGTCTCCAATCAATCCAATGACTGGACCTTCTGCTGCTGTACCATCATGTTTATGTCCTGAAGTGTTTACAAAAGCTGCTAGTATCTGATTAAATTCATCATTACTATCGGCTGCTTGGATAACATCACCGTCACTAAATGTGGATTGTCTGGTATAACCTGCCATAAATTATCTCCTCGCGTCAGCCTGAAACTCTAGTTGAAAACCTTTTAAAGAATATGGGATAGATGTGCCTCTATCGTTTACACGTAACGCCATTGCAAAGCCACTACCTTCTACAGGTTGTCTAATTATTGGGTTTATGTTACCGCCGTAAGTAGCAGTGCCATATGTAGATGAACCATAAACAGCCACTATGGACGTACTATTAAATGGATATGCTGCAGGTCTAGGAGCATTGCCTGTTTCATAATCATATCTAAGAAATAAATCTGCGTTTACGATACCCTCTGGTGCATAGTTTATAGTTACTCTTTGGAATCTTTTTCTTATGCCAGCATCGCCCATAATAAAATCGGGAGAGCGATATTTACCTGTTACATCACTACCGTCAAAGTTATTGCCTTTTTCTTGACGATAAACAAAACCATCAAAGTCTCCATGCAATACTATGCTATCACCAGAAACAACTACACTATCTGTACTATTTGCCCGTATGCCTCGTAAGTCAGCAAACTCATAGCTATTTATTTTACGAACACAAATTAAACCTTTTGTTGTGTTTCTAGGAATGCTGGCATTTGAAAAGAAAATTCTGTATTGAGTTTTGTCTGGTATAACAACGCTGTTAAATTCATCTACATCAGACACCCCTGCAAATCTTTCTTGTACAGGTTTACTAATTGTGCCTAGCTCAACATCCCCAATTTTTTCCGTGCCTGCAATAGTTCTCAAGCCATCTTTACTTAGGAATACAACATCACCTGCAAACTCTTGTATAGTAAAACCATTAGAGCAGCCTATTTCCCGTGTTATAGGTTGAACGGTAAAATCAGCTATTGTACTTCCTGCTAGTCTAAAAATTCTTTCTTCACAAAAGATATACAAGAAATCTCTAAACGGAACTAATCCAGTTATAGGACTATCTACAGCTATAGTTCCTGCACCGTTTGCTACAGAAAAATCATCATCAGTAAATGGCGCAGTAAACACTAACTCTTGCGGATTACTTGACATACCAGCAAAAAACAAAGCATCTTTAAATCCAGTAACAATAGACGGGTCTGCTGGTGAGCCTGTGCCTGTTAAATCTGTAACTGTGGTGTTGTCATACTTAGATGCAGGATTAGAACCGTCTGCCCATACTATAAAATCTGTACCTGCTAAATTATATCTAAAGAATGTATATCTACCTGCACTTGTTCTGCCTGTATCAATCTCTGTCCAACTACCTGTAGCTCCACCTTTGTGTACCTTACCACCTCTAGCTGCAATTACGTTGCCCTTAAAATATGCAGACATTAAGACAGGCTCAGAAGAACTTGAGTCTTGTGGAACTATATTACTATTCCATTTTTGGTAGCCTGATATTCTTCTATACCCACCTGTGATAGACGGTTCAAAGTTTTCTAATTCTGTGGCTGTTCCCGGTTGTTGTGCAAAAGGAGTTTGGTCTAATATTAATCCACCCTCACATGCAAATAAAAATGGATTAACGCCAGATGCATCTGCCATTTAAAACTCCTAAAATGTCGCTACATTAATACCATATCTTTGCGAGTGTGGCATGTATGTTGACCTAACATAATCTGTTCTATTCAAAAGAATAGATTGCATATGCTTTATACCTTCTTCAAATCGACTAAAATTTAACCCATACTGCTGCGCTTCACCCCGATACTGATAGCCATACGCAGTAGCACCATCTGCTATAACTTGTCTAAACTGTTCGGGTATAGTAGGAACATCTGTAGCTGCAGTTAAAGCTGTAGGGCGAGAATACCTTTCATACTTTAATTCATATGCTTTATCGGGATAAGGGTATAAGCCATAGTTATTATCTGGTGTTCGGAATACATATGTAGGCACACCACCTGACCCACCTGTGGTTTCTTGGTCTATAAATCTATCTACGTATTCTTTGTAATCAAGAACTCTTAGTGTAACACCTGCTACTCCTAACGTATCATTTTTACTTATACGGAAAGTTTCGTAGTCTACGTGTTGTGTTCCGGCAGGTATTGTGTAACGAGTTTGACTTGCAACTAATGTTTGTGTTTCTGTTGCGTGACTAAAAGGCCAGCCATATTCTCGTTGATTAATGTAATTAATAGCATCGTTTACTGCATTTTGACATTGTATTTGAAACCCTCGTGCTGACGTAAAACTAGCTGCTGTTAAAGCAGGTTCGTTCATACGTGCAAGAACTTCGTTTGTCAAACCCAAGTAATCGTATGCCATATTAAATCCTCAAAAGAAAGTGAGGGGGCAAGTTGCCCTGCCCCGTCACATTATGTTACGCGAGTGCGTCTCGGTCTACCTCATCGGCGGTCAATGAACCGGGGTCATCAACATCCAAGCAGACAGCAAACATGCGGATTTTACCGCCTGTTGTAGTACCTGTCATTGCTTGAATTTCAACGTCAATGGTATCTGAAGTGCCACCAATAAGAACAGGAGTTTGTCCTGCCTTAAATGCATAGTCACCTACAGATGCACCATCAAAGTCAAATCCATCAACAAAGTTGTCCAAGTCCCCACCAGTAATACCGAAGTCAAAATCTGTGTCGGTAGAAGTACCAGCGTGAGCCGAAGTTACCTCAAAACCAGCACACATGATGAGTGTATTAGCTGGGATAGTCAGACCCGGAATGACATCGTTAGCAGCAAGGGCAGTACCCTTATCTGTAACAGCTTGTGCAAAATCCAACTCTGCTGAAAGCAAGTAAGGTTTACGACCACGTGCGTCATTTCCACGTGCTACAGAAGTAGTATTATCACCTAAAGCCATAATTCAGTCTCCCTTACGCCAAGCAATAAGCCGCAGTTGCGATTGCTTCAGGACGAAGAATCTTGCGGCCATACAGATGCATACCACGGACAATATCAGCAAAGCTGTCCGGGTCGCGATAAGTCTCGGTCTTGTTAATCTGCTCTGCAGTTGCAACAGCAGAAGAATGACCAGCCACGATTATGCCCATGTTTGACGTGTTAGGACCGCCTGTAGTTGCAGGGCCAGTACCCAGCGAAGGCAAGTTGTTAGACGAATAAACTTGGAAACCGTGAAGGTTGTTTATTACAAGACCATTCTGAAGACCAGAGCCACCAAAGTCAGAGTTTAGAAGACGTGAATCTTCGTCCTTCAACACCTCAATGAAAACTGGGTCAAGAACGAGCCAGCGTCCTTGGGTATCAACATTTTGTTGGTCCATCAGACGTGACATACGTGCAATGATTTGCAGCGGGAATGCGTTACCAGCAGTGCTGGACTTAGCAGCCGTTGCGCCACCTGCACGTGGCTCAATACCAATACAGTTGTTTGCAGAACCTGCAGAACCTGATGCATTAGTAAAGTCAGATGCGTCCAAAGACATAGACGCAAGCAATTCAGCACCTACAAGGTTTGCGCCTGCAGAAGCAGTAGATACTGCAGCAGCACCGTTAGTAGTTGTGTTAACAGCGTTAGCAACACCATGAATAGCTGATTGCTTAAAGCCTGACAAGTAGCCAAGAACTTCTTGGTCCATCTGGTCAGCGAGGCGATACGCAGCGCGGTCACTTGCCAAAGATTGGAAGTTAACGTGTGAGTGTGCCTCTTCGATATCGTCAACCTTAAATGCAAAGTAGTTAGCTTTGTCAATTACGAGGTTGAAATCTTCATCGTCAAGGTCTTGCGGCGTGATAGTCGTACCACGTGCATATTCCTTAACGGTGATTTCGGGTTCCTTGATAATCTTAACGGAATCGCCCATCTGCGCAATTTCACCAAAGTAGTCATTATTGGTGATTGCTTCAACAATAGATGCCTTGCGGAAAGCAAGTTGCACCTGTTTGCTGTAGATAATGGGAGAGAAATTACCGTTAGGAAGATTACCATAACCACCAGCAGTAGTAAATGCCATGATTAAATCTCCATTTAGCATTATTTTACAGATGCAAACTCACAAGACTATTAGAGGCTGATTTGCTTGGGTGTGACTGTACGGGTCAGGCCAAGGTCTTCAGGTAATCCGTAAGACTTTGCTGTTTGCGACATTTAATGTAACTATATTGCGCTATACAGTTACACTAATCTGACTATAGTTATACTTATAAATAACTATTTGTCAACTCTTTTTTATCTGGCAGAACCAGATATATCATAAATAAACTTTCCACTACGGATAGCTTCCATGATTTCGTCAGAATACTTTTCGTATTCTTGTGCAGACATTTTCTGTACTTCTGACTCTTTTATGTATGTAGAAGTTTCATCTTGTTGAGGTTTACTTCTTGAGTTTTTTGTCGAGACAGATTTAGCTGCAGCTTTATCTGACTTAGGTTTATCTTTCTTAATACCCATATCAGCTTTGTATAAGTCAATGGCTCTAGCAGCAGAACGTGCATCATTGTCATTATCATACAGCGCATCTTGTACCCACTTAGGCTGTTCTTCTGCCCATTCGTGAAACTCATCGCTGTCACGTATGTCACCAAAATCCGGGTGTATACGCATTAGTTCTGCTTCAGCTTTTTCTTTAGTAGCACTAGACTGCAACTCATCAATTGCTTTCATTCTTTCTTCAAGGGCAGTAGATTGCTCACGTGCCTTTTTCATAGCAATTGTTTCTACTATAGCTGCTACATCTGGATAGTCTGCTGCCCATTGTTCAATGTCCTCATCAGACTTAGGCAGTTTCATTTCTTTCTGTGCGGCTTGGCTCAGTTGAGATTTAAGCGATTCAATCTCTTTCTTAAACTCTTCGGCCTGTTGCTGTTGATGTCTACGCAAGTCAGAGTAACGCTTCTTAAATGTTTTTTCCTCTGCGTTCTTAGGTTCTTCTTCTTCTGGTTCAGTAGCTTCTTGTTCTACCTCACCCTTCTGCTCTTTCATCAACTGTTCTAGTTCTTCTTCTTCCATCTTGCGTTTTTCTTCGTTAGTATACTTACGATTTGCAAACGCGATTTTTTTTTCGGGCTTCATTTCTTCAGCCATAATTGTAGCTTGTTCAGCCATTGTACTTCTCCTCGTTGGGGCCAACCGTAGCCACGCCGGGGTGGGGGATTAGGTAGCCAACATATTGTGAATTATTTTTTAGAAGCTAATCCACTCCGCTTCATTTGTTTGGCTAGACCACCAGATTTAAACCTAGATTTATCACCGGGATAACCACCTCCGCCGCTTCTGGAAGGACCTGAAGCTGCGTCAGCTTGTCTATCAGTTAATCCACTAAAAGCTCCATCGTCGTCTCTTTGAACATCACCACCAGATGGGTCTGATGTAGATTTTTTGGCTCTATCAGCAGCCTTGGTAAAGGCACCTCCTTTTGTAGTATCTTTAATTTTTGCCATCTCCGCAGCAGTAGTTTTTGTATAATCAAGCCCTGCGGATTCTGCGGTTCCTTTTAAACCAAGCCCCTTATCACTTAATCTTGCACCCGGTCCCGGTGCTATACCACTAGCTTCAATACCAGCTTTACCACCTTTGCCAGCTTCTGCTTTGTCTGTTACCCCACTAGCACGTGCCGCACTACTACTAAAATCCTCCCTTGCCTTATTCAGAGCCGTTTGCGCAGCTTCTTTTTCTACTACTGTTGCACTAGCACTTTCTATAGTAGCTGCTGCTTTTGCATAATCGGCAGATGCATTAGCCATATTACCTAATTCTGCTCTCAAACTTTTCTCTGTAAAAAAACTATAATCTTCAGCTAAACGTGCTATTTCGCTGTCAAATACTGATTTACTCATAACACCTCTAGCAACTAAACCCACTACAGGATTTATTAATCCTGCAATAAAACTAGCTATATTAGCTGGCTCTTTTATCGCCGAGCCGATATCGTCAAACGGATTTGTTATGTTGCTAAAACTTTTACTAAACATAGACAGACCTTTTGTTGTTGCCGGGTCAAAAAAACTACCCGGTTCACCCCCATAATCTTCAGGTTTTGGTGGTGAGCCATCGCCGCCCGAATCATCCATATCTTTAACCTGTGTTTGACCAAGTGTAGAAGGTACTATTTCTTCTTCAAGTTTAGGCTGGTCTGCCATAGGTTTATACCCTTCAGGTATAGGATAAATAGGTTGACCATTCTTAAAAGGTATTTGTAAAGTTTGTCCCGCTTCATTTTGATAAGTGCGAAGCTCATCATACTGTCCTGCTTTAGTCCCCACTGTTTCTGCAAAAGTTGGTAAATTAGTTGTTTGCAAAGCTGTTGTATATTGAGGGCCAGTAAATTGCGCAGGCTGAAAAAATGGCGTAACACCACCGTAAGGTGTAAAGCCTGTAGGTTGTCCTTGATAACCTTGATAGCCTGTAATTCCAGTTGTGCCTGTTTGATATACTCCTGTTATCGGATTAATTTGATTAGGTGGGGACGGGGGTACAAAGCCACCTACTTGAAAGTTTAATTCATCTTGTCCATCATCTTCTACTTCTAGGTCGTACTCATCAAAAGGTAAATCATCTGGCATAACAGCTTCTTCACTATTGCCCATCTGACCCATAGCTTCCATTTCAGCTAAACCTTGTTTTGCTTCTTGACGCATACGCATTAAGTTTTCAAGGCCAATGTAACGCACTACATCTGCAGGAATAACAAATTCTCCCTCACTCAACTGTGCAGGTATATCATCACGTACTTCTTCTTGTGTTGAACCCGGTGGCACATCATTGCCAGACACAGGGTCTGTTGTGCCACCCTCATCCATGAGACCGCCATCATCAAAGAGTTCTATTTGTTGTGCCATCTTAGCCATTAACTGCATCCCTTAATGTTTTAATATTACGCAACACCGCAATCGCCCCTTGCGCACGGTGCATTAAAATTACACTATCACCTTGTTCTAATGTACGATGTTGTTGTTCTATCAGTGTGTCTATATAACTACTGAAGTGGTCCCACTGGCGTTTGTTGCTGACCAGCGGCTTGAGCTTGTTGAGGAGTTCCTTGTTGTCCACTTGCACTAAATCCTTGTTCACCCGGTACAGGAGCTTGTCCTACACCTATGTTGCCACCACCTGCGCCTGTCGGGTCCATAGCATCTGCACCCGGCGGTGCTTGTTGTTCTTGCATTGGTGCTTGGAAGCCCTTCATAATTTCTGCTTGCAGTGCAGCTTCACTCATATTGTTAGTTACTTTGTCGGGGTCTAAGTCCATAGACTTTGCAATCTCACGGATTACATATTGGAACTTAGCAAAAGGTGCGAGTGCAGGATTACTTGCAATCTGCAAGAACTGCATTAGTCGTTGACTACGAACTTCGTTAGCCATCAAACTTTCTGTGCCACGTGCCTTAACTTCTAAGTCACCTTTTATTTCAGGGTCAAAGTCAAACTGCATATTAAATCTAAACAGACCCTCACCCAAAGGCCGTAGCAAATAGTCATCTACATTTTTTATAACAGTCTTTGTGCCACCAGCAGCAGCATTCATTAACATAGATATACCAGACGCCGTGCGTCCTACACCTGCTACCCCCGTCTGTCCGTGAGCAAATGATGGAAAGCCTGTGCTTTCATCTGCCAGCACACGAGCCTTGTCAAACAACATCATATTTTCTTGCGCTACATTTGGAAACTTTGTGCCAAAGATAGCTTGACCCGGTGCGCCACCTTGTCTACGAAATATCTTGCCCGGATATAATGACAGGTCTTGACCCGGCACTAAGTTAGTTTCATCTACCTCAACAATCAAGTTGCCAGACAGAACAGCATTGTCAACAGCCATACGCATAAAACCGTTCATCAGTGTCTGCGTATCGTCCATGTTTTCAGCAATACCCACACCAAAGAATGAGTATGGATTTAGTTCATATGGTGCAGCAGAATATGGTATCTTTGATGGCTTAAATGGATTAAGCACCATACGCAAAAGTTTATTGTTACATACCCAAATATTTGCTTGTAGTTCATCAAACTCTTTTAATTCTTTTGGTATATCTACATCTTGCTCTTCAAGAAGCTCAACATCAACCATACCCCAATACTCAAGAACTTCAAAGCGGTCAATGCCATGTTCTGGTGCATAGTCAGTTAGGTCTTCTTCCCAATACTTCTTAGTATAGTTTTCGCCCATCTGGATGACTTCATCAATAACACCACTTCTAAAGTATGGACGCTTCTTTAGATTACGCAATTGGGTGCGTGACATTTTATGACGCTCAATAACATATTGCGCTTCATCCATATTGTTTGCATCTGGGTCTGGATAAAAGTTCCAAACAGATACATGGTTTACTTGTGGTATTGTTTTAAACAAAGGGTCATAGTTACCATCATCACCCCAATTAGGATATTCCTTGTCAACAGCAAACGGGCCTTTCATTACACCCGTACCAAACAATGCCATTTCAAATGCCGCACTACGCAAATGTTTAGTTGCGCCAGACTCTTCTAACTGGTCATGTATTTTCTTTTGCATCTTCTTTGCAGCAATCATTGCTGGACTAAATGCAATAGCAGTAGGTGTTTGTCCCGGTCCTTCTTTTAGTTTATCTTGTACTGGCTCCAATTTATTTTCCAGTACCCCAAGTTTTTCTTGAAGACTCGTGGCAGTCGCACCTGTTGGGAAATCCATTCCGTCTCCCGCAAAACCGTAGGGACTGGAAAGTGCAGTTTCACTACGTAATTGTTCTGGTTCTTTA